GGAAGACCGTGGCGAGGAATTGTTGATGTCGTATCTGGAGGGTTTCCCTGCCAAGACATCTCAAGCGCTGGAAAGGGGGCCGGAATCGATGGAGAACGCAGCGGAATGTGGAAGCACATGGCGCGGGTGGTTGGCGAAGTACGACCCAGATACGTCTTCGTGGAGAACAGCCCAATGCTCATTCATCGAGGACTTGCCAGAGTCCTTGGAGACCTTGCCGCGCTCGGGTATGACTCGCGGTGGACTGTTATGGGAGCTGCCGATGTTGGAGCGCCGCACCAAAGAGACAGACTCTGGCTTGTGGCTTACTCTAAGAGCATCAGATACCGGGAAGGGAGAGGGGCAGAAGACGTTTCTCAAAAGGATGGGCGACAGAACGGACAGATGCGCCCAATCATTATCCGCTCAAGTGAACGATCCAAAGACTTGGCCCACTCCAACGGTATGCGGGAACTACAACCGCCCAGGAGTGAGCGCAAAGAGTGGGATGGGGTTGGCATCAGCGGTAAAACTTTGGCCGACACCAAATGCAGGAAGCCCGAACTGGGGTGGGACGATGCAGGAATGGGGTGGCTCAAAGAATTGGGTTCGCAAGGAGATGCCGGAACTGGCTGGTGGGGCATTGAACCCAATGTGGGTCGAGTGGCTAATGGGGTGGCCGCTAGGGTGGACAGACTTAAAGCCATTGGAAATGGACAAGTCCCACTCTGCGCCGCAACAGCCTGGAGATATTTGAGTGAACTATTTTGAAGCAGTAAAACTTCTAAACGAGGTCAAAGATGGAATCAATCACAGCACAGAATCCATCACATACGCTCTCTTCCTCACAGGAGACATTTCGTATGGAATGCGAGGCGAAGCATTGGATCAAGACATTCAACGCCATGAAAGCCGATCATGGGCTGATTACTGCCTCGGCCTGGTGGGGGCAAACAATACGAGACATTGAAAGAAAACGAGGCCCAAAAGCCGCCCAAGAACTCCGCGACGCAATGAATCGGTTGAGAAAATGACATTCATGGTTGTATTCACCGTCGAAGGTATCCCTCAAGGCAAGGGAAGACCAAGGTTCCGCAGGACTCCAAACTTCGTCCAAACCTACACCGACGCCAAGACCAAGACCTACGAACAGAAGATCAGAGACTCCTCAACCCGCGCAATGGGGTCAGCAAGCCCCCTAGAAAGCCCTGTGAGCGTCGATCTCTACATCCGCATCAAATGTCCCACCTCGTTCTCCAAGCGCCGCCAGAACGAGTGCTTTGAAGGACGCGAGAGACCGACGAAGAAGCCTGATATCGACAACATAATCAAGGCATATTTAGACGCAATGAATGGAGTTGTATATTTAGACGATACCCAAGTGGTCAGAGTATCCGCGAAGAAGGTTTATTCAATGGTTGCTGGTGTGGATGTTTGTATAAGAGAGGAAATACTATGACATTCAAAATAGACTCTCCGACTTGTATTAGTTTCTCTGGTGGAAGAACATCTGCATATATGTTGTGGAGAGTTCTTCAAGAGAATAATGGATTGCCAGAAGAAGCAATTGTTTGTTTTGCCAATACTGGCAAAGAAGATGAAGCAACTTTGAGATTTGTGGATCGATGCAGTAAAGAGTGGAGTGTGCCGATCACATGGCTTGAGTACCGAGCAGGCCCGACATTTGAGGTTGTGGATTTTGATACTGCTAGTCGCAATGGTGAGCCATTCGCCGCATTGATTAAGAAGCGCAACTACCTTCCTAATCCGGTTGCTCGGTTCTGCACTGGTGAATTGAAGGTTCTGACCATTGACCGTTACTTCAAGAGCATTGGAGTCCCAGAGTACGAGACTATGGTGGGGATCAGGGCCGATGAGCAGCGCCGCGCGGCCAAGATGAAGGATGGAAAGTTGATCCCATTGGCGAGGGCTGGTGTGACCCAATCTGATGTTCAGGACTTTTGGAAAAAAAGCTCTTTTGATTTAGAGATTGAGTTCCGTGACGGGGTGACGGCAAGCGGGAACTGTGATCTTTGCTTCTTGAAAGGAGCGCATCAGATTCAAAGCCTGATTCACCAGAAGCCAGAAAGAGCGATCTGGTGGGCGAAACAAGAGGAGATTGTCGGGGCCACCTTCAGAAGTGACCGCCCCTCATACGCACAGATGGCTCGGTTTGCAGAGCAGCAGACCGATATGTTTGACCCAAAGGAAGAAGGCATCGCCTGCTTCTGTGGAGACTAAGTTGAGTTACAGCATTCTTGAGCTAGAGATTATTCGATGGGCCGAGGCTCGCAAGATTATTCCAAACAGCACAACCGAGAAACAACTTCTCAAGTGCATGGAAGAACTTGGAGAGTTGGTCTCTGCGACATTAAAAGGAAACAAAGAGGCTCAGATTGACGGGTTCGGTGATGTTCTAGTCACTCTTATCCTGGCGGCAGACCTGGCTGGGCTTGATCTGATTACCTGTCTGAACAGGGCATACGAGGAAATAAAAGACCGGAAAGGAACACTCCATGCAAATGGAATATTTGTCCGAGAGTGAGATATTCATCTCCATAGCGATCATCGCGGTACTCCTCAAGACGATAGAGAGACTCATCAAGTGAACGCCCACGCCGCCATCGACTTCATCATCAGGAACTCAGGAGACTACGCCAAGGCCAAGGCCCAGCGCGTACTCCTCGAGGAATACAGAAAGAGTAAGAAAGCTCTGCTTATGAAAGAGGCGATGACCAAATTTGAGGCAGTCAACGCCCAAGAGAGGGAGGCGTACTCACATCCTGAGTATCAAGAGCTTCTGAAGGGACTGGCAGCGGCGATAGAGGTTGAGGAGGAGTTGAAGTGGAAGCTGGAGGCCGCGAGGATGAGGGTGGACTGTTGGAGAACCGAGGAAAGCACTAAGCGTATGGAGATAAGGGCAACAACATGATTCACTATCACGGAACCCCTGTAGGTGGCCCACGCAAAGACGCCGCTAGATTTCTGGCCGGGAGACACGCTCTAGTGCCGTTCAGCTATCCAGAAGACTTGCCCATCGCGGCAGAGGTTTGCCAGTCGTTCTGCCTTGATAACGGTGCGTTCACGGTCTGGAAGCAGGGTGGAAAGTTGGATGTGGCCGGATACATCAAATGGGTATGGGAGTGGCATCGCCATCCTGGATTCGACTTTGCCTTGATTCCAGATGTGATTGATGGGACAGATCGGGAAAACGATGCTTTGATTGAAAGATGGCCCAAGTCTATGACCGGAGTCCCGGTCTGGCATATGCACGAACCTACCCCGAGACTGACTTGGTTAGCAAGGCAGTTCAAGACGGTGGCATTGGGATCAAGCGGGGAGTTTTCTCAGCCTGGTACTGAGCAATGGTGGCGCAGGATGAAACAAGCCATGAATGCCATTTGTGATGACAAGGGAAGGCCGATCTGTAAGCTACACGGGTTGAGAATGCTTGATCCGGACATCTTTACTAAGCTGCCTCTTTCCTCTGCCGATTCCACCAATGCATCCGTGAATTCGGGTTCGCTCAGTCGGTTTGGGTCTTACCTTCCACCAACTGCCGCCCAACGTGCAGAAGTTATCGCGGAAAGAATTGAGGCAAACAATTCCGCGCCCATTTTCACAGACACTCAGGAGGAACTGTGCTTTACGTTTCAATCGTGATCTATGCCGCCGCAATGACGGTGGCTAACCTATCAATCGCTGCATTTGGGCCTTGGGTAAGTCCTATCAATGCTTTCTTTCTCATAGGGTTAGACCTAACGCTCAGGGACTGGCTGCATACCAAGATAAATCAAAAGCAAATGTTTGCGCTAATGCTGGTTTCGGGTGGGATTACTTATCTTGCCAACCCATCAGCACAGATGATCGCCATAGCTTCTGCGGTTGCGTTTACTGCGGCTGCTGTTGTTGATTGGGCGGTTTTCACTAAGTTAGCCGGAGATTGGCTCAAAAGGGCAAATGTCTCCAACGTGGCTGGGGCGGCGGTTGACTCGGTTATTTTCCCAACAATCGCGTTTGGCACTCTCATGCCGCACATCGTTTTGATGCAGTTCGTCGCAAAAGTCGCAGGCGGCGCAATCTGGTCTTGGATTATTCATCATGTTTCAAAAGCACACCTACATCAGAAGCCCCAAACTCCTTAGAGCAGTCGCGGAGTTGTACTGTCAATGCTGTGGACACCCGAACTCCCAAGCGGCTCACTCCAACTGGTCGGGCGGTAAGGGTAGAGGAGTGAAGGCAGACGACAGCCACATAGCCGCCTTATGCCTCAAGTGCCATTGGGAGATCGACCAGGGCAACAAGATGACCAAAGAGGAGAGGAAGGAGAAGTGGCTCCAGGCTCACCGCAGGACAGTCCAAGCCCTGCAGGATCAGGGAAGATGGCCTATTGACATTCCGATTCCCGATATAGAATTGTGATGCCCCTTAATCCGCAGTTGCCGGGGTGGGGCCATAGTGCCCCTTTTTTCTTGGAGAGATCATGAAAAAGAAGACTGTGGAAGAGATGCAGAAGTATCTCAGCCAGAACAAGCGCAAGTACCATCAAACGAAGCCGATGAAGGCTTACAAGATGGCAGACGAGTTCGGCAAGGGCTATGAAGCCATCGAGATGCAGAAGGCGATGAAGAAGTGAAATGCCCCATCGCCACCCAGGACACAGAGGTCAACCTCAAGAACCGTAACCACGCCTTTGAGGAGTACGGCTACGGGCCTGCCAATCCCGAAAACCCGGGTGATTTCTGGGACAAACGCGCAGAGGAATGGAACACCACTTCAGAGATCGCTCAGTCGATGAGGTGCGGGAACTGTGCTGCTTTCATTCAAACGCCTGAGATGATGGGGTGCATCACCGGCGGGATTCAGAAGGAAGAATCCGACGATGAGACTTATGCTCCCGAGGTTGTCGAGGCGGCAGACTTGGGTTATTGTGAGCTGTTCGAGTTCAAGTGTGCTGCGGATAGAACCTGTAGCGCATGGCTCACGGGTGGGCCGATCACCAAGATGACTCAGAAGCGCAAGCAGATGCTTCAAATGGCTAAGTACAACGCACGAAAGGGCGAGTATGAAGACGAAAGCGGAGAAGAAAATCTCGAAGGTGATGACTGAGTACGGCAAGGGCAAGCTCAAGAGCAGCTCAGGTCAGAAGGTCACCAACCCGAAGCAGGCGATTGCGATAGCGTTATCCGAAAGTCGCAGGGTCAAGAAGAAATGAAGAAGTCCACCGTCAATGCTGCCGGGAACTACACCAAACCCGGAATGAGGAAGGAACTCTTCAAGAAGATCAAAGCCGGGACAAAGGGCGGCGATCCTGGCGAGTGGAGTGCCCGTAAAGCACAGATGCTTGCCAAAGAATACAAAGCAAAGGGCGGTGGGTATAAATGAAAGCCTCTCAAAAGTCTCTGAAGGACTGGACTGCTCAGAACTGGCGCACCTCGGACAACACTCCGAGCAAGGGGAAGAAGAGGTATCTCCCTGATGCGGCATGGGCAGCACTCACCCCTGGAGAGAAGGCTGCAACCAACAAAGCCAAGGCCCAAGGAAACAAAAAGGGCCAGCAGTTCGTCAAACAACCATCCTCTATCGCAAAGAAAACCGCGAGGTTCCGATGAGCGCCTGGCAAAAGAAAGAAGGAAAGAACCCCAAGGGTGGCCTCAATGAAAAGGGCCGAAAGTCCTATGAGAGGGAAAATCCTGGTTCCAACCTGAAGCCTCCTGTAAAGAGCGGAGACAACCCCCGAAGGGCATCGTTCCTGGCAAGGATGGGCAATATGCCTGGGCCAGAATACAAGAACGGAGAGCCAACAAGACTCCTCCTGAGCCTGAAGGCATGGGGAGCAAACAGTAAGGCCGATGCCAAAGCAAAGGCCAAGGCTATTTCTGAGCGAAACAAAAAGAGGTAAGTCATGGCTGGGCCGATACCACTACTGGGACTCTTGGATGAGCTGAGAGACTTCGCCAACCGCCGCAACATGGGGCAGAAGTTGGTGGGTGGTGGTATCCGAGGAGCTGCGACTCGTGGACTATTGGGCATGGATGCCCCAGAGAACGCAACCCCGACAGAGCGAGAGGTTTACGAGAACGCCGCTCGGATGAGCGCCCCGGCTCAAGGGCTGACTGCACTCAAGGCTGCGACTGTCTTCCACGGCTCACCCCATAAGTTCACCAAGTTCGATCCCAAGAAGATTGGTACTGGTGAGGGCGCACAAGCTTATGGACATGGGATGTATGTGGCCGAGTCGCCAGAGGTAGCCGGGCAGTATCGCAAGCAATTAGCGCCTGGTTTTACCCGTACTGTTGACGATGTTGCGTTTGATGCCAGTAACCCGCAGCATTTGGCGGCAAGCTATATGCAGATGTTTGGCAAGCGCGGAAAATCCCCTGCTGAAATCGCCAAGATTCTCAATGAGGGAGGACACAAGGAGGCGGCACAACTTGTTTTGAGCGGTAAAAAGCTGGGGCAGATGGGCGAACAAGCAAAAGGCTCTCTCTACAAAATAGACCTACCAGACGAAGCAATCGCTCGGATGCTGGACTGGGACAAGCCCATAAGTGAGCAGGCAAGCATTCTGAAGCGCATTAGCCCGGAGTCGATGGGTCTTAGATACAAATTGGTAGATGATGGAAAAAAACACGCCTTTGTGAACGCCGATGAGCGAATCATTGGAAACATTCAAGAAGGCGGCACACCTGAATCATTCAGGGCAAACTGGATGCAATCATTCATGCGCCCACAGATGACAGGAAGGCAAGTCTACGAAGAACTCGGCGGTGGTATGTTTGGCAGCGATAAAGCCGCTTCCGCGCTCAGACAAGCTGGAATACCCGGAATTCGCTATCTTGACGAGCAATCTCGTGGACGAGGACAAGGAACATCCAACTTCGTAGTCTTCCCAGGAGAAGAAGAACTCTTGCGAATCCTTGAGCGCAACGGAGTCCCAATCCAAAGCCTGTTAGACTAAGCCAACTTAACCACCGATGGCCCGAAAGGAGTCGGAAACAATGAATAAACAAACTAACTCAAACTTTGGCAATCTGCCAGGAGCAGGCCCAGGAAGGCCCAAGGGATCGGTCAATAAAGCCACTCAAGGCGTTAGAGAGATGATCTCAATGGTGGCAGAGCAGAATGCCCCAAAGTTCGCTGAATGGCTCCAAACCGTCGCTCTAGGGGATGGGGACAAAGTAAAGCCTGATCCCGCAAAAGCCGCTGATTTGTATCTCAGAGCGATTGAGTACCACATTCCCAAGCTGGCCCGTACTGAGGTGACGGGAGAGAACGGAACTCCGATTGAGATGATGGTCTCATGGGCAAACGAGAAATCGTAATTCCCTACTCTCCTCGAGAGCCACAACTCGCCATCCATCAGATGATGCGGGAACACCGCTTTGGGGTGGTAGTGGCTCACCGACGGATGGGAAAGACCGTCGCCGCCCTGAACCACATCATTCGGGATGCCGTGGAGAACCGTAAGGAAGCTCCCCGGTATGCCTACATCGCCCCTACTTATGGGCAGGCAAAGCGGGTGGCCTGGGACTATCTCCTCAAATACACCGAGCCTCTGGGGGCGACCCCGAACATCTCGGAACTCCGCACAGACTTCTGGGGCCGCAGAATCCAGCTTTACGGCTCGGACAATCCTGACTCACTTCGAGGGCAGTATTTCGATGGCGTCATCATTGACGAGATCGCAGACCAAGACCCTCGAATCTGGACTGACATTGTTCGTCCTGCGCTATCAGACCGATTGGGTTGGGCGCTGTTCCTTGGGACTCCAAAGGGATCAAACCACTTCAAAGACTTGAGAGACCAGGCCGAGGAGGAGGAAGACTGGGGCTTACTGGAGTTCAGAGCCTCCCAGACCCACCTTATTCCTGAGTCGGAACTCCACGCCGCCAAGCGCGAGATGGGTGTGGATAAGTACAACCAGGAATTCGAATGTTCCTTCCATGCGGCGGTCGAGGGTTCTTACTACGGGGCGCTGATAAACGACCTGGAGGAGAAGGGCAGGCTCACCTCAATTGACCGGGACGATCTGACCCGGACATTCACCGCTTGGGACTTGGGTATGTCTGACACCACGGCTATTTGGGTGGTTCAGGTGGTCGGAAAAGAGTACCGGGTGATGGATTTCGTGGAAAACCACGGCCAAGGGCTAGATTGGTATGTGAACTGGCTCAGAGAGAATAAGTGGCACACGGCAGAACACATCTTGCCTCATGACGTAGAAGTGCGAGAATTGGGGACAGGACGCAGCAGAAAGGAAATGCTGCAAGAGGCAGGGCTACAGATCACGGTTGCTCCGCGCTTGTCGGTTGCAGATGGGATTCAGAGCGTCAGACGGATTCTCCCGATGTGTTGGTTCAACACTCCAAAGGTGAAGCAAGGTTTAGATGCGCTCAGGAACTATCGGCGCAACTATGACGAGAAGAGAAACGTCTTCTTTGACACACCGCTACACGACTGGGCCTCTCACAGCTCAGACGCATTTAGGTACTTTGCGATAGGACTCCAAGAACAAAACGACTGGAGCAAACCGATCAACGTCAACACAAGGTGGGTGGTCTAATGTGGGTACAGCCTCAAGGCAACATCAACGCCAAACTCGCGGAGCTAGAACGCCGAATCAAAGCGTTAGAGGAAAAGTATGAATCAGATAAGCCTGAAAAGCCTGCTCGAAGCCGAAATCGATGGAGCGATCGGGTATCTCCAAACGGAGACAACCGAGCAGAGAACCCGAGCACTTGAGTATTACCTTCGTTATCCCTATGGGAACGAGGTAGAGGGCCGAAGCCAGATCGTCACCGGAGAGGTGGCAGAGGTCATTGACGGCGCGATTCCTCAACTGATCCGCATCTTCACCGCCTCGGATGACATCATCCGTTATGAGCCTGTCGGCCCTGGCGATGAGCAAGGCGCGAACCAAGCAACGGACTACTCGAACTGGGTGTTCTACAAGGACAACCCTGGGTTTGCGATCCTTCATGACTGGTTCAAGGATGCGCTGCTCGAGAAGGTTGGGGTAGTAAAGGCTTACTGGGACAACCGCATTGATGTTGTCAAGGAGACCTACGAGAACCTGAGCGATGCGGAACTTGCGATGCTCCTGTCCGATGGGACTCGGGAGATCATTGAGCAGGAAACAATCGTCAAGCAGGTTCTAGACCTTCAAGGAAACCCCGCTATCGGGATGGATGGGGTAGAGATCACAGAGGTCTACTACAACGTCAAGGTCAGGAAGAAGAACCAAGTCGGACGGGTGGCGATTCAGAACATTCCTCCCGAGGAGTTTCTGATCTCCAAGAAGGCCACGACTATTCAGGACTCTCCCTTTGTCGCTCACCGCAGACTGATCCCTCGGTCTGACCTGGTGGCGATGGGCTTCCCTGAAGAGGTTGTCCGTGATCTCCCTGCCTACGACGATCTGAGCTTCTCTCCTGAGCGTGTGGCTCGGTACTCTGAAGGCGAACAGCCCAGCCAAGACGAAAGCCTCGACCCTGCCATGCAGGATGTGGAGGTGTATGAGTGCTATGTCCGTGCCGACATGGACGGAGATGGTTTGGCTGAACTTCTCCAGGTTTGGTATGCCGGGAACAAGATTCTCGAGGAAACGGAGACGGACTACATTCCTTTCCACAGCCTCTGCCCGATCCCGGTTCCGCACAAGTTTTACGGCCTGTCTCTCGCGGATAAGGTCATGGACTTACAACTCCAGAAGTCCACGATCACCCGCCAGATGCTGGACAACCTGTATCTGACGAACAACTACCGGGTCGGTGCGGTGGATGGTCAGGTGAACTTGGACGACCTCATCTCTCCCACGCCTGGTGGTGTGGTGCGGATGAAGAACCCTAATGCGGTGGTTCCGATGGCGGTTCAGCCTGTGGCGAATCAAGCCTTCCCCATGTTGGAGTATCTGGATCAAGTCCAAGCAAAGAGGACGGGTGTTTCGGATGCCACGCAGGGTCTTGACCCCAATGTCCTACAGAATGTCACCGCTACGGCTGTGGCTGCGTTCCAGAACGCCTCTGCTGGCAAGATGGAACTCATCGCTCGGAACTTCGCTGAGACAGGCGTAAAGAGTCTGTTCAAGGGAATCCTTCAACTTCTGTGCAAGTACCAAGACAAGCCCCGGATCATTCGGATGCGTGGTCAGTATGTGCCGATTGATCCCCGCGAGTGGTCGAATCAGTACGATGTGAGCATCTCTGTTGGTTTGGGGACGGGTAATAAACAAGAGCAGATGGCGATGCTTGCGATGATCCTGGACAAGCAGGAGCGGATTCTTCAGCAGTTCGGGCCAGCGAATCCTTTGGTCACAGTCGGTCAGTACCGCGAGACTTTAGGACGGATGATCGAAGCCGCAGGGTTTAAGGACTCAGCGACTTTCTTCAAGCCCGTCACGCCTGAGATCGACCAGGCTCTGAGCAATCCTCCTCCACAGCAACAGCAACCTGATCCAGCCATCCAAGCGATGATGATGCAGGCTCAGGCCCAGTTGGAGATTGACCGCCAGAAGGCTTTAGCCGATATTCAAGCCAAGCGAGAGAAGGCGGCAGCTGAGATTCAACTCGCACGAGAGAAGGCTGCGGCTGAACTGGAGCTGAAGAGGCAAGAGTTCGAGGCCGAAGTCCAACTCAAGGCTGCAAAGATCGGCGCAGGCATCTCCTCTAACGTAGAAATACCGGGGTAAATCATGGCAGATCAATTTGTCCAAACGAACATTGGGCTTTTGCCCTATGACGCAATCGTGGCGCAAATCAATGCTCGATATGCGGAAGGAAAGACTCCTGATCTTGCTGTGAAGTCTGCTCTTCAATTGGGGATTGATCCCGCGATCATTGCGACTCTTCCGGGGGTTGATGCAAACGCGATGCGTCGAGGAATGCAGTTGATTTCTTCTGGAGCGTTTTCAGAACAAGCATCAGGAACGCAGGCCGACATTCAACAAGCTGCGCCAGTTGGGTCTGCTCAATATAACGCTCGAATCTCTGCCGGGTTGGATGCTTTTGGATTCCCTGCTGAAGAGGTAAGGCGATTGACTGCCGCTGGACTTTATGGGGCAGGAAAGCAGTTTGATCCTGGGGATATGGGACAGCCTGGACTTCTTTCTGAAGCGGGAGAAAATCGATTCTCTGGATTGTTTGCTTCTCCAGATGTCTTGGCAGAAAAAGCACAGGAAGTCCTGGCGCAAAGTGGAAAAGCAAACGACCCTCGATTCGCTGACGCAATCGTCGGCAGCTTTACGCAGAACGGGATCAGCTACAACGTCCAAGGCGACGGGTCTATTCAAGGCGTGATTGAAACCCCGACTGGCGCATACTTGGCGGCGGGTTTTACGCCTAGTGGACAACAAGCCACCGAGCAACTTAGCACTCAGTTTGAGCAGACCTCGACAGATCGACTGCTCGGGACTCTGGCAAACGCCGCCATCGCCGCAGGAACCGCTGCTGGCCTTGGCCCTGCCGGGGTTGGATTCCTAAGCACTCCTGCTGCCGCTGCTGTTGGTGCGGGGACGACAAGTTTCGCTAATAGTGGCGATCTTGCCCAAGCTCTCAGGGCCGCAGCATTGGGTGGAGCCGCCGCTTTTGGCATAGAGCAACTCTTCCCAACCGCTATTCAAACCGCCGCGAATACTGCTGTTGACCTTGCCGGGACGGGCGCATCTCAAACAGAGATCGTCAACGCCCTGGTAGATCAGGGAGTAAGGGCTGGAACTGCTGCTCAGATGGCCGGGGATGCATTGGCAGGCGCAACTGCTCGACAGATTGCAACCGAATTCGCTAGTTCATCTATCGGCGGGACTGCTGCCGGAGCGACATCTTTAGCGCCCAATCTCGTGGAGGTTGCAACTTCAACCGCCGCCCCTGGTTTGTTGGCAACCGCTGCGCCTTCATTGGCCGGAGCTGGCTTAGGTGCGGCGACGACGGGACTTCTTGGAAACACCGCGAATCAGTCCGTCAATCTTGATGTTTCAAGAAATGCTACAGGTGACACAACTGCGCCAACCGCAGGTTTGCTTGGCGCCACTCCTGGAACAATCACTTCTCAGTCTGTTCCGCTTGATGTGACTCGTACCGCCACGACAACAAATCAAGCTCCCTCAACCGGAGCCGCTGTTGGTTCGATTACATCTCAATCTGTGCCGCTAGATGTTTCTCGTGGTACGACAACTACTCAAACAACCGCCCCATCAACGGGAGCCGCTGTTGGGACACTTACTCCTATGCAGAGTGTGCCAGTTGAGTCTCGCACCATCAAAACCGAGACTCCGAGCATCCTGGCTCCCGCAGCTGCAACCGTAATCACCACTCCTCGCGGAGAGGTTCCAGTCACCACATACGAAGTTCCACGCTCGTCTACAGGCCCGATTGAAGGATCAACCACGATCAATCCTCTGTTGGCTCTAGGTCTTTTGGGGCTTGCCGGGACTGCTTTGGGCGGTGGGTCAACTGCTGCACCGTTTGACCAAGCGGCTTATGACGCAATCGCTAAGGGAAGAAGCCCGGTTTATCCTCGAGGTCAGTTCACACCGATATCTTTGGGCGGTTTGCCTGGCATGGGTGGTGTCGGCGGTATACCTGGCGCTTACGATTACTTCGGGCCTTACTATGGCGCGGGTAGATTCGGCGCTCGTCCACAGGCATTCGCTCTGCCAGGACTGCTTGGCCCAACAATGGGAACAATGTCCATTCCGACAACTCCTAGCAGGAGCGCAGCTGTTTGAACAAGTCAGAACGGGCTAAAACACTCCTCGGTGATGAATGGTTCACCGGGGAGATTGACTCCATCCGGTCAACACTTATGAGTGTTATTACCAATTCGGATGAGACTGATATTGACATTCGTGAGCGATGCTATTTGAAACTTCGCTTACTTGATGAAATAATGGGGCACTTTTCCTCAATAGCTTCTGAAGACCAGTTGGTCAAGAAGCGGTGGAAAATCCTCTGATGCGAGTCTGACGCTTTCAGACACAACTGAGGAACGAAATGGCTGAGAACATGGCCCCGGAATCCGGGAATGTCTCGATGACGGTAAACGAAGCCGCAGGCGCGTTTTTGGGACTGATGGAGCCGACGGAAGCTGAACAAGCCGCCCCGCAAGCTCAAGAGGAACCAGAACAAGTCGAGGCGTCCGAACCCGAGGTGCTTGAAACCGAAGAGGTGGAGGTAGAGCCTGAACCACAGCGATTCCGAGTGAAAGCCGCTGGTGAGGAAAAGGAAGTCACCTTCGACGAATTGGTGGATGGGTATCAAAAGGGGCTGGACTACACCAAGAAGTCACAGTCTTTAGCCGAGCAGCGTAAAGCTGTTGAAGCAGAGAGGCTGGCTGTAGAGCAGGCAAAGCAGGCGCGGGATGCCTACGCGCAAAGGCTGAATCTGATCGAAGAGTTCATCAGTAAACAAGACACCGGGGAAAATCTCGAGGCGTTAAAAGAGACAGACCCCATTGGTTATGCCGTCAAGGTAGCCGAGCGCACAGAGCGCGAGAAGCAACTTGCGATGGTTCAGGCCGAGAAGCAGCGTATTGCTCAACAGCAAAACGCCGAGCGGCAAGCCGAACTAGCCCAAGCTGTTCAGCGTGAAGCGCAGCGACTTGCGGAGGTGATTCCTGACTACGCGCACCCTGAGAAGGGAACCGAAGTCAAGAAGATGGTTCGAGAGTTTGCCAAATCAATCGGTTATTCCGAGCAAGAGTTGGCAACTGCTTACGATTCTCGAGCTGTTCAGGTTCTGTATATGGCCGCGCAATACGCGAAGTTGCAGAGCCAGAAGCCTCAAGTAACCAAGAAAGTAAGTGAAGCGCCGAAGATGCTTCGTCCAGGCAATGCAGCGACTCAAAAGGTAGCGGCAGACGAAACAGTAAAGAAAGCCCATTCGCAGTTGAGGAAGTCTGGAAAAGTCTCCGATGCTGCGGCACTTTTTGAACGTCTACTCTAAGGAAAGATCATGACCCAATTTCGTACATACGCCGCTGTTGGTCTGCGCGAAGACCTGAGCGACATCATCTATAACATCGCCCCCACCGACACGCCTTTTATGTCCACCGTGGGCAAGACGAAGGCGACTGCCGTTTATCACGAGTGGCAAACTGACTCTCTGGCCGCTGCTGCTGCTAACGCCGCAGTTGAAGGTGCTGATGCGTCCACCGCGACTCTCAGCCCGACGACTCGTGTTGGCAACCGCACCCAGATCAGTCAGAAGACTGTCGGCGTGACCGGAACCCTCCAGGCTGTTGACAAGGCAGGCCGCAAGTCGGAACTGGCTTATCAGCTGTCGAAGGCTTCTTCCGAGATCAAGCGCGACATGGAGTTCACGTTGCTGAACAACACCGTTCAGAGCAACGGCACGGCTGGTTCTACCGCCCGTGTCCTGGGTGGTCTCCAGACCTGGCTGGCGACGAACGGTGACTTCGGCACGGGTGGCTCTGCTGGTTCTTCTGGCACGACTGCTCGCACCAACGGCACGAACCGCACCTTCACGGAAGACATCCTGAAGACCGTGATCAAGGAAGTGTTCGAGTCTGGTGGTAGCCCGAAGATTCTGATGGTGACCCCGGCGCACAAGCAGACGGTTTCCGCTTTTGCGGGTATCGCTGCCCAGCGTTACATGGCTCCTTCGGATGCTCCAACGACCATAATTGGCGCAGCGGACATCTATTTGTCCGATTTCGGCAGCGTTTCTTGTGTTCCTAACAGATTCATGCTGTCGGGCAACTCTGCAAACGATGTGGCCTTCGTGCTTGATCCCGAGTACGCCGCTGTTGCTTATCTGCGTCCCTTCCAGACCATTGAGTTGGCGAAGAATGGTGACTCGGATCGCACTCAGCTGCTGGTGGAATACACGCTCGAGGTTCGCAATGAGGCTGCTCACGGTATCTGCGCAGACCTTTCGTAAGCCGATTTATCGGTGACAACCAAGGGGGCCGGGGCAACTCAGCCCCCTTTTTCACATGAACATCAACGAAATCGCAAAGAACACCAAGGTAGTCCAGCGCAAGGCTCACACCGCTGAAGATGGGATAGTGATCGAGAGTTCGCAGGATGTGGGTGGGATCATTGAGTCCAACAAGGCTCAATTCAACTCATACGATGAACGCGCCAGGTGGAGCGACCATCTGTTTGGGAACAAGATCGCCTCGGTTCCTTTGGTGGTGATTGACGATCTCAACAAAAAGGGCATCATGCGAGGGTTCCATGTGGTTGACCAGGCTCGATTCAAAGAGTGGCTCAATCATCCTGACAACCGCGCATTCCGCACCCGTCCTGGGAGGGTCTAATGGCTATCTCCACTTATTCCGATCTCAAGACCGCAGTCGCAGACTATCTGGCTCGGTCTGATCTGACCAGCAAGATTCCTGACTTCATCACATTCGCAGAGAACCGCCTTCGCCGGGAGCTGCGGATTCGTCAGATGCTCAAGCTGGTCAATGCGGCGATGACCGCTAACGACTCCACGCTATCGCTCCCGAGCGACTTTCTGGAGATGCGGGACATTCATCTGAACACGACTCCGAACTATGCTTTGGAGTACCTCTCTCCCAATATCTTTTATCGCAATGCCGACGCGACAAACACAGGCGTTCCGAAGAGATATACCCTGTTGGCGAGTGATTTCCAGTTCGCACCTATCCCGGACTCTGCTTACAACGTGCGGATGCTGTACTACGCAGCCCCGACCTATCTGAGCGACTCCAACACCTCAAATGTGTTCTTGGCGAACTGTCCAGACGCGCTGCTTTACGCTTCATTGGGAGAGGCAGAGCCTTACATCATGAATGATGAGCGTCTGAACACTTGGGCCGCGCTGTATCAAAGGGCAATCGACACTATCAACGCATCCGATGATCGGGGAGAATACGCAGGTGTTCCCTTGACGATGACTCTCGCACGGAGATAAATATGTCTGAAATCTCAAACTATCTTGAGAATGCGCTAATCAACGCAACTCTGCGGAACACGGCATATACAAGTCCGGCCACGGTCTATGTGGCGCTGTACACCACAGACCCTACCGATGCGGATACGGGTACTGAGGTGAGTGGCAACGGATATGCTCGCCAGAGTGTGACCTTCTCCGCTCCATCCAATGGCGCAACGTCAAACTCGGCAGCGGTGGAGTTCCCGCAGGCTACGGGTTCGTGGGGAACGGTGGCTTATATCGGCCTTCGGGATGCCTCCTCGGGTGGGAATCTGCTATATCACACCGCTTTGGATGCATCCAAGACCATCGCTACTGGTGATGTGTTCCGCATCGCCATTGGCTCTCTGACGGTTACGATTTCGTAATGGCCGATCTCTACCCACCGTGGTCAATTGACTCCCTTGATAACCTCAAGGCGAGTCTGGATGACCTGACTCTAACGCTTGATTCAGAGCTATACATCACAAGCGTTACCCGGTGGGATGGGGTTGCTTCTGTCACCGCTTCTGCGAGTGTTACGGCAGGCGGAACACGGGTTCAATTTGGCTCTGCTGCGATAGATGCGTCAGCTACCGTCACGGCAGATGGCACGAGGGTTCAGTTCGGGGTTGCTTCTGTAAGTGCTTCAGCGACTGTTACTGCTTCGGCTCAGATCGTAAAGCTAGCATCTGCCGAAATCACCGCAACCGCCACCATGACCGCTTTGGGCGGGATTGTGGCGAATGGAGCCGCACAAATATCGGCAAGCGCAGAGGTCTCTTGCTATCCGAATGCGACTTTCTCTGGGTTTGGATCGGTTCTCGGGGTGGCGACTGTCACTTGCGATGGAGCGAAGCAGGGCCAAGAATGGAGCGATGTGGTGATTCCTGTGGATACATGGACTACCGTAGTTGATACAGAGACCGCCTGGTCTGTGGTGGCAAACGATGAGACCACATGGACTGATGTTACAGACACCGAGTCAAACTGGACTCCAGTTGCCGCTGCTGGTGGAACATGGGTGAGGGTGTGAAATGCCTGAAACTAAGATTACATTCGGAGAGTGGTTGCCAGATCAACCAGGCATCGCTGGTGCGCTCCAATCCGCATACAACGTCTATCCTCAACAGATTGGATATGGGCCTATCCCGAGCCTGACGGACTACTCTAATTCTGCTTCGGAGAACCTGACTCGCGTCTTCTCTGGGAAGATCAGCAGCACTTCCACGATGTTTGCCGGGGGAGCGACCAAGCTCTTCAAATACAACTCAACCAACAGAAATCTTGATGATGTTTCCAAGGTTGGTGGGTACACGGGCGGGAATTGGAGCTTTACCCAGTTCGGTGATGTGGTTCTTGCCGCGAACAACTCGCAAAAGATTCAGTCTTTCACCCTCAATAGCAGTACCGCTTTCGCCGATGTGGCTGCGGCTGCTCCGGTCTGTAAGTATCTGACTGTCATTCGTGACTTTGTGGTCGCAGCAAACATCTCATCTTATCCGAACCGAGTCCAATGGTCTGACATCAACGACGAGACAGATTGGACTTCCGGGCCTACCTCTCAGTCCGACTACCAGGATATTCCTGATGGTGGGGACATCCAAGGGATAACAGGTGGAGAGTTTGGACTTGTTTTGCTGGAGAAGGCGATTGTTCGGATGACCTATATCGGGTCTCCGTTGTTCTTCCAATTCGACACCATCTCCCGTGAGATTGGGTGCTATGAGCCTGGCTCTGTGGCTCAATACGGGAACATGACCTTCTTCCTGTCTGATGACGGGTTCTATATGTGTGACGGTCAAAGAGTCACACCTATCGGGGCTGAGAAGGTTGATCGGTGGTTTTGGAACGACCTCTCTCCCTCGTATACGAAATTCAGCGCCGCGATTGATCCTGTTAAAAAGGTGGTGATCTGGTGCTATCAGAACACCAATGCAGGCTATTCGCTCTTGGTTTACAACTGGCAGCTCAACCGCTGGTCTTACGGAGCGACTGCGGCCTCTTACATTTCTTCGGCAGCGACCTCTGCTGTGACCCTTGAGGGTCTTGACCTGTTCTCGGCCTCGATTGATGCGCTTGGCGTGTCTTTGGATGCTCGTCAATGGCTCGGTGGGAGGTTGGTTTTTGCCGGGATTAGAGATGCCAAGATCGTCACCTTTGAGGGCCAACCTATGTCTGCCTTCATTGAGACTGGTGACCTTTCCTCCATCGCAAGCATCATCACCTTGGCGCGTCCTCAGATTGACAATGGGTCTGCGACTGTTGCTGTGGCATCTCGTGAGATGCTGGACGATGACATCATCTACTCGACGGCGGTGGCCGCCAGTAATGAAAACAGAGTCTCTCTGAGAAGCTCTGGCAAGTACCATCGTGTAAAGGTTGTTCCTACTGGCAACTGGACAACGATGGCCGGGGTTGATGTGAACATCGTAGGGAGAGGCCGTCGATGATGTTTCGTGTTCTTCCCCCGTTTGGCGCTGATCCTCGAGGCATCTCAGAGGTCGTCAATGGGTTGATGAATGGCAAGTCCAACAACACGGGGACTGTCACTCTCGCCACGGGTGGAGCATTGACCACGACTCTCTATGATGAGCGGATCAGTCCTGACACGAAGATCATTCTCCTCCCGTTCTCTGCGGCAGCTTATGCCGATCAGCTTCCTTTCGGGGCGTTTCAGGACACAACCGATCAGAGCGCGGCGTCCACCACCACAGCTTACGCAATTGGGCTGAACACAACCGACTATTCCAACGGGATAACGGTATCCAACACCTCTCGGATCAACTTCAAGAACGCCGGGACTTACAACATCCAGTTCTCAATTCAGTTCGCCAATGACGATTCACAGATTCAAGATGTGGATGTTTGGTTTCGGAAGAGCGGGACTGATGTTGCCGGGAGCAATAGTAAGTTCTCTGTGGACAGCAAACAC